TAAATTGTTCGCGCAGTTTTTCTACTGACTGCGCGGCTGCTACGGAAAAATCAAACGGGGCGTTATTTACAAACGATTCGACTTCAGTTTTAAACATTTGCCCAAACGATTGACCCGCTGGCAATGCTGTTTCAGGCGGTGCAATCATTTCCAGTTGCACAGGTACACGGATCTTTAAATTACTCCGTTTAACATCATTGAGTAATTTGAAAGCCGACTTAAATATTTTATCTTTTGTATTTGTGAAAGATTCATCTAAATCAGGAACTATAAACGACTGACCAAATTGTGAAGCGAATTGACGGGCGCGGGCTATTGTTTCATTTATGAATTTTTCATAGTTCGCTATCTGTTTATCCTGGGCATCTTTAGCGTCTTTAATTTTCTGCAAGTCAATTTGCCGCTGTATAATCATCGCTCTTGTCCCTTCATCTAACTCACGCTGCAGTAGTTCAGATTTATTTTTAAGCGCTTCGCGTATAGTTTTTTCAATTTCGTCCCTTTCTTCTTTTGTACCTGTAATCCTGCGCGGATCACTGATAAGAGCATTAAATTCATTTTGCGCCTGTCTGCCGTAACGCTGAATATCACCTATCAGCTCAACTTGTCTGCGCAGCTGTGCTTGTAATATTTTTATATCGCCGCCCCCGGAAAGTTTTATACCTAACGATTCAAATTCAAATCCAAGACTTAGCGCTGATTTCAGTTTATCGATTTCTTTAATTGCATTGGTAAGCGCATTGGTGGCCCCTTCAAGTTCTTTTTTAAATTCCTCTATGTCTTTTTTACCACCTGAAATATTTCTAAAGAAAGCAGAAAAGCCAAGTGTAGCAAATTGCGCAGCAGCGGTAACTATTGAAAAAGCAAAAGCCAGGCCCCCGGCCCCTTTAAGGGAATTAAGCAGGGTTGAACCAAGCGACACGCCCGCCTCTTTTGCAGCAGCTGAAGTCCTGGAAAGTCCTTCTATTAACGGGTTGATGTTATTGGCTACGCCTATAATACCGTAGGGCAGATCCTGAAATATGCGGCCAATATTTATCAGTGAAGTGTTAGCAGCATTGGAAGCGGTACGGGTTTGATTCAGGGCTGCGTTAGTTCTGTTAAGGGCAGGTGCAACGTTACCAGCTTCCCTTCCAAAATCTTTAATGCCTTTTTCAGCACGCTTTAGCGCGTTTATTGCTTCGCTTATATCTGCACCTACCTGTACTTCGATCATGCTGGTTTATTTTGTTGCCGAAGTTTTACATTTATTTTATAGCGGGCTTTTATCACCCTTATTTGTTCAAGCGTTAATTCACTTTTTTCATTTTCATCCATAGGCCACGCGGCTTGCAGGTCTGCCAGTTTTGCGCCCCAGGCTGCTGCCATGATGAAAGTGGATTTACGCATGACGGCTTCCTGGTATTTTACTTTTTCGTTGTACCCTTTCACCAATAACAAAAAATCTTTCCACCGCATTACAAAAAAATCCCGTGGCAGCACATTCATAGCCCCGAAGGCATCCTGTTTAATCTCAGACCAGGTGGGGCGTTTACTGGTCTGATCTACTCCCCCTTGCCGGTGCCTTCCTGCGGATCGTCTGATATAGCGCTAAAAATGGTTTTAACTATGGTTTCATAATCATTTAACGTCATTGCGCGCACCCACCGGCGCACAGTGGCAAAATCTACGTTTTTTTCACCGTTTACATCCAGGTACGAATTATGACCCGCATACAGAAACACTGCTATGTCTTTTGTTTCCACTTTTACGGTATCTGAGCTTTGCCCGTCTTTGGGTTTAAATTTGTCCATCCATTCCAGCGGATCTTTGCCCGCTGCATCTTCTATGTGTTCATATAGCCCGGTCCTGGAAAAATCACATTTTTTTAAACCGTCTGTTGTTACAACTTCGCATTGTTTCATATTACTGCGTATTAAAATAGCCCCGGTGGGGCAAATGACTTTTTTACTTTAGGTTTCACCCTGCGGGCTTTATGACTGCGGCGTATTAACCAGCGTACCGGTAATACTTACGGTCAGTGTAAACTTTGAACCGCCACCGGACGCAGTATTTTGATTACCCAGCTGCGTTATTTTTCCATATCCCGCATGGTATATGGTTTGATCTTCGTCAGACAGCTCCCAGTATTTTTCTGTATCTGCTAAAAACAGGTCCTGAATTTCTTTATAGCTGGCTTCATCTGTGTCAGGTACGGTATCAATTACACCGGTGCCGGTAAATTGATGTTTAGCCGGACCCGTATTTGATAAAGCCCCGCAATTTGTTTCGTCCGTAATTTCATTACGGGTGCCGTTATAATTGCTGTCCATAAGACAGACGATTTTTAAAACGTCTGCTGCTGAAGCGTCAGGCCCGTCACTGAACCTGAGAAACATCAATTTACCGTCCACTATTGTAGGCTCCATAATAGAAAAGTTTTAATTTTTATTTTGCTACTCTGTTTAAAAGTCTTTTTATAAGCCGGTGAACCACGGGCGCGGCTTCATCTTCGATCAATTCCGTTGTGCCGCTATCTTCAATGCCATATAAATTTGACATATCTAAATTATGTTTTCCTGGCGTATCAAATATCAAATCCATGCAATCACTCATTATTTCATAGGTCCTGTCCACGTCTACGCTTTGCGTTCCATAGGTGACCACTTCCAAAATAATAACCGGGTTTTTTAACCAGGCTGTGTTGTTTTGTTGCAAGCTTTCCGATTCAAAACGCAGCATTACGTGGTCTTCATTTGCCGTGGCTTGCACCGGACGTACCGACTTATACACCGGTACAGATATATTATTAATAAGACGGTCATAATAAGCGGTCAGTATTTGCGCGGTTACTTCCATTAATCGTATGAGGCTATGCGGTTTTTAATTTGTTGTTCAATGCCGGTGATCACTGTGCCTTGATGTTTGAAAAAATAAGGCTGTGGTTTTACCCCACGCTTCAGTATTGACCGGGCAATTAAAAAAGCTACTTCATAATCTTCTACAAACTTAGTGAACCTGCTGCCCTGCCGTTTACCCTTGCTGCCGCCTTGTTCAAACCCGCCACCTTTGCTTTTTTTAATCCCTGTGGAATAAGTACCCGCAAGCCCTTTACGCTTTACCCAGTTAAAAATTGATTTTATAAACTCTTTCCAGGTCCCCAGTTTCTTACCCTTAAACTGGGCTGCAAACGCTTCAGTGCCGGGTATAGGGCGGTAGTTTCCTTTTGTGCCAAATTCCATGTATACGGCGTATAGCTTACTCACGCGTACGGTGTAAAGCATTGACCCGTCTTTTTCACTGCGTATGGATTGCGCCAGCCCGCCCACGTCTTTAGGCGCTGAATTTTGCGCCAGCTCAACCCAGTGCAGTGTGCCTTCCTGCAGTTCTGTGTCTACGTCTTTTTCAATGAGCTTACTGTATCCCTGAAGCCTGCTAATTTCACTTTGGATACCTGTTATTTTTATAGTAATCCCGTTCATTTATTCACTTGACTGCCCTACTATTTCAGTTTTAAATAGACGTTCATCTATTTTTTCAACCCCCCGCACAGTGAACCTTTTATTATCATACTCGATTATGTCCTCTTTTTTCACCTTACCCGTTAACCGGTTATTTACCCGGAAACGGCAGGAACTGTCAGTTATTGGCAGATCCCTATACCTACGGTCATTTCTGAGCTGCGTTACTTCGGCCCACCCCTGGTAAATCGTTTGTTCTGTTTCAGTAGTGGTGCCTGAATCGCTAACGGGTGTGCTCACCCGCACTATTTTTATTCGCCTAGTATCTGCTATGCCCATACGCTTACTTTTCTATGCGGTCTGCATATCGCTGCTGCACGTTTTGGGCTGCCTGCGTCTTCATCACCCCGGTTAAAATATGCCCAGGCCACATAAGCTTTAACCGCATTTACTGCCCACAGCGGGTAATCAGTGTATCCGGCTTCATACTGCGCTGATATCCGGTTATTAAACGCGGTTTCAAGTTCCGGGAAAGTAGACCCGATCACTTTAAAATTTTCTGCGTCTATGCCTTCCCCTTCATGGTCAAACAGCAGTACGTCTTCACTAAGCACAGGACCCGGTAATTTACCACCCCCGGCCTGGTTTTCCATGAACACGGTAACCGTGCGGGGTACAATTATTTGACCCGTGTATTTTTCAATCCACTCTGTAGCTTCACCAATCAGATCCGTAACCAGGTCATCATCAAAATTAAATTCACCCACGCCGCTTTCTTCTTCCACCTGCAAACGCAGGTAGTCTTTAACTGAAGAAAGTGAGGCAAGCGTTAGCACTGCCCCACTTCCGTAGTCACTTTCCACCGTTATGATTCTATTAGTTAGCATCTTTTATGATGCGTCATCTAAATCAGCAATAGCGTCAGTGAAGGTACCGTAAATGATACCGGTAGTGTAATAGATCGGCAGGGCTATTCTTTTCTCAATCACGATCGTGATCAAGTTTTTAATAGCATTGTCCTGATCCTGATCATAAAACCTTATGGATAACCCGGTGCGGTCAAAAATCTGCGCCGCCCGTGGATCAATGATGAAAAAGTCATCCGGTTCTACTTCGGTATGATCGATAATAGTCAGACCGCTTACATTTCTGCCAGGGTTGATACCATTACCACCACCCAACAGCATATAATTACCGGTAGAATCTTTTGTAG